ATGGAAGCTTTGCTACGTTTTGTAAATGTTTTTACATTTGTTGGTTTTGGTCCTGTATTACCTGCTGCTCTTTTTCGTTTGACAGCACTCGCCCTTTGCGAGGCGCTCATCCGTGTGGCTTTGGCAAGTGGCACGCATTTTGGATACTTCCTCTTCGCGTCCGCTTTTTGTTTTGAACGGCCACACTTTGCAAAGGAACCATCTTTTTTTCTGCTCCCAATATCGACCCATTTTTGTCTGAACCATTTATCTAAACCGTTTTTTGCCATTTTATTTTCTAAGGATTTTTCTATTCATCCCTTTTTTACACATTCCGCCACCTCTAAGACCTTGTCTTCTTAGTCTATCAGTAGCTTCTGTTAAACCACCACCAGCATATTTAATTCTTCCGCCCATGGCAGATGGTTTACGACCTCTGAAATCTTTTCTTTTTACACCAGATGGATCTTTAATTTTACCTGCGCAGATTTTAGATGCGTAGGCGTTAGCATATGCTGAGGGATATACCTTAAATTTTCTCTTCGCTGCTGCTTTACCTCTGGGACATAGTTTTGTCATTAAGACCTCGCCGTTTGTTTTGCTCTTTTGAAGTCAGACGCTTTTGGTGCACCTTTTGCACCTTTCTTTCGCATCTTACCTCCACGTTTTCTTTTAGCGTGGATGTTTGCATATAAACCTTTACCGGCCATTATGCTTTACCACCTTTTTTAGCAACCATTCTATTTGGATTATAACCAAATTTCTTGACTACTTTTTTTCCTTTTTCTGATTTAGCCATTTTAGCTAAACCTGGATTTTTGCTTTTACTTACAGGTTTACCGTTTGTGCCTTTGGAGTACATGCTTCTTTTCATCATGCCACCACCCATAGCACCACGTCTATTTGTAGTTTGTTTATTAAATCTAGGGTTTGCCATTATTTTTTTCCTCCGTTCCTAAATATCTGTGTTCCCTTTATACCAAAAATACTCGCCACGACAAGGATCCACAGATTTGTAAACCATGACGGTAGTGTTGAGAAGTACTCGAAGAATAACTTCACCTTCTCCATCGCTTCTGGATCGTCCGATAGGACTGCCCAGGCTAATACTATAATCGGAGCCGACAAAATTATCAACACGAATTCGTCTTTCCAGTCCGATTGTCTCGCTTCAAGAAGTTTACCTTGGTAAGCTTCCTCACCTCGAGCTTGTCGTTCAGCGTGCAGTAATTGTGCTTCAGACATTGCCATTTTAGCTTTCTGTCTGTTAGCGTAAATCTTTGATCCCGCTTGCGCTGCAATTTTAAGTGCGCTTAACCACATATTAGTACCACTTAGCTTTTCTTTTTTTCTCTGCTAGGATATTTCCTTGTCCTTGAACCTCTTCTTCTTGTGTTTCAGACGGATTAGTCATCTCAATTTCTTTTCCACCTTCAACATAACCATCTTTGTTCGTAAACATCTCATGGTTTAGGTTCTTTTTGTTTTGTTCTGCCATTTTAGCTCCTTTTTTTCTTAATTCCGGCTTCAGAAAGTGCAATCGCAATAGCTTGTTTACGGCTTTTTACTTTTTTATCACTTCCACCGATGTTGAGTTTACCTTTTTTAAACTCCTTCATCACTTTTTTAACCTTTTTTTCTCTTTTTGTCGACATTTTTAGTCTTCCTTCTTAATTATCACGCTTCCAGAGCCCATATCTTTGGCACTTGGTAAGGTTTTTGATAATATTGTTTTTTCTATTGATGTATTAGCTCTTAAATTTGCTAATTCTTCGTTTTGATCAAGTTTTTCTTCTTGATTACTTTGATTCATCATCGTTCTCATTCTATCTAAAGTAATTCTCTCTTCACCTTCTCGTTTTTTTCTAGCATTTTCTTGTGCTTGAAGGTCTAATTCTCTCGCTCTTAACTTAGCAACAGGATCATTGTCAAATTGAGATGTAATTTTCTTCTCTTCCTTCATAAATTCTTCCATCATGTCAGCTATTAATTGTGCTTTTCTAGCTTCAATTTTTTCTGCTGTCATTTTTGCTTGCATTGCCATTTGTGGGTTCATTGCAGCTTGAGGATTTTGTCTCATAGCCATTAATTGTTGCATTTCATTTCTAAATTCTATCTCGACTTGTTCTTGTGCCATTAGTGAAATATGTTCAAAACAATTTTTCTCGAGAGCTCCCATAATTAATGGATTATTTCTAGCCATGTTAGTTGCCATAAAATTTAAATGCGAAGTTATATGTGCTCTGTGATCCTGACCAGGAAATGCTTGGAACGGTTTCCCAGCGAGAGCATCAATATGCTCTAACGCTGGGTCCTTCGGTGTGGGAATAGGTTGTTGTTTTAAAAGTTTATCAATATCTTTTACGCCCAACGCTTCGTACATATTTCTATATGCTTGATACAAATTATGTATTTGTGGATTAGATGTTGCCAGTTGCAGTTCAGACTGAGCGAGGGATATTCGCTGTGTTTGAGAAAATATGTTTGGATCTGCAACCGGCAATATATCTACTCTATCGTCAAAGTCCATTTGCTTAATCATTCTTTGACCACCAACGACATCGTAAGGATATTCGTTAGGTAGATATAATTTGAAAACTCTTGCCATTAATTTAAACTCTTGTTTCAAGGCAGCGTAAATTCTTTTGTGTATTGCAGACATTGTTCTGCTGCCTCTTTCCAACAAAGCGACTGTCGTACCCACTGCTGCTTGTTGATTACCCTCACCTACCTGCAGATCTGCTATTGAAGCGAATCGTTGACCTGCTTGTACTACGACGCCCATAAGTGCTAATAGAGTTTGCGATGGTTCCTTAAAAGGAAGCATCATGAATGAATCTCTGATGTTACCGCCCGGTGCATCTACATCTCTAAATTCACCTGGTTGTATTGATTGCGCATCATCTCTAATTCTAATTCCTCTTTGCTTAAATCCTGCAGGTAAGTTTGATAAAGTTCCTGCATCTAATAGTTGTCGTAATGCAGCCGTAGCTGTTCTTGATAATCCACCAATCATGTGTATTAAACCAAAACCATAAAAACCAAGTCCTGGTAAAAATTTAAAATGTACAAAGTAATCTATCTTTTTTCTTAACGGATCACCTATTTCATAATTTCTTTTGATTGATAAAACTTCTCTAGAATTTTCTTCAATAGTTACAACGTATGGAAGTTTGATTCCTGTTGGTTCTTGATCTTGATCTAAATCTTCGTATCCTTCTAAGTCTAAATTAACATGACACTCTAATAAATTAAATACGTCTTCGTCTCTACCTTTGCTCGCGCCTTCTAACTCACGCTCTTTTTTTTCTACTTCGGTTTCATTGACTGGTCCTGGTTTTAATTCTACATCTCTATAAAAACCAGCGACTTGTTGTTTTCTTAATTCATTTCCTGATATTTGAACCCGATGAATGATAGATTCCGCATCATCTAATGAGGTAGCTGTATACGGAACAATCAAATCATCTGCGGGAACAAATTTAGAGCAAGCCATCGCGCTTGTCTCATCGTAGTACACTTTTTTAAAAGCAGAACCTGCTAATGGTAAATGAAATAACAACGAGTCAAAATCTGGTTCGTAGTCGGTCATCTTTTCCATTATTTGATAGTTCATAAAATCTTTTACTCTTTGTGCTTGTTTTTCTTTATCTGGAGTTGGCACTCCTAAAATTTGTGTTCTAACTGGACCATTAGAGGGTAATAATTCTTTGTAAGCTAATGCTTGAAACTGTGTAACAGCTTCAGCTAATACTGGGTGAGTTGCACCGCTTGCACCTTGAAAAGGTTCTGTTCTATTATCGTATTTAAAACCTAAAAGATCTAGACCTTCTCGGTAACCTCTTTCCCAATCTTTTCTCGACATTTTATAGTCTTGATAGTTTTGATAAAGGTTAGTTCCTAATCTTCCTAATACATCGTCAGGTAAGTGTTCTGCTAAATTATCGTAGTGATTTTCTCCACCTTCAACAGATGCGATCGCAGGATTGTAATCTATATCTACAGATCCATCTTCGTTTTCTGTAATTTCTACAGGATCACCTTTCTCATTTAACCTTTGTTGCTCTTCTACTTTAGCAACTTCGATTTCTTCAGGTGCTGGTACTTTTATCTCTTGATCCACGTTTGGAAGAGATTTGTCTATGTCTGCCATTTATTTTCTCCAATTTTACAGGTTTAACAGTATTATAATCGATAAGCAACCCCTGAGACTGAGGTCCTCTTTTAGGGGGTATTGTCTTAGTTAATTTCATCTTCTATTGCCTTAATTACGTTGTCATCTATTTCTTCGAAATCGGCCACAGTTCCGTCTTGATCAAAGACCGCTTGGCCTTCGTCATATTCATTAGGTGGTTTTTTACCTTTTGTAGTTTCATCAGCTTGATTTACTTTTAATTCAAATGTTGATTTATTTTCCAAGGTATCAAAAGTTTTATCACCATAACTTCCAGAGCCTATTTTATCTTTTGTAATTCTAATATCGCCTGTAGATAAATCCTCTACCATTTCGTATTCACTGCCATCTTTACCCGTGTATTTATATCCATCTTGTCTTTCTTGTGTGGTTATATTCTTAGTCTTTGTACCCATTGCTTTTATTTTTGCAACTAGTTTCATAAAATTATCAAAACCAAGTTTAGCTCCTTCTGATACCACAGGAGCTAGTTGTTGCACTGGTTCAGCGAATGGTTTTAAAATT